CGTGTTGAAGCCGGGTGAAACGGAAATAATATATTTTGGAATTTGGGGCAGGGCTGTGGTGGGAATGTAAATATGGTGGGCGATTCAAGATTCGAACTTGAGACCCCAGTCTTATCAGGACTGAAGGGCTAGAAATAGAACATCTGTACTAATTATGGTTAACTGTGGTGTTCCTCCTTTTTGTGTTTAATTTATTTCGTTGAAATGATAATTATAATGCCTAAAATGATACCCAGAAGAATAATAATACCGCAGCCTATTAACAAGTTTTTAGATCGAACATTGTTTCGGGCTTTCATTCGTTCTTTCTCTTCTTCGGCAATGCGCTGTTTTTCTTCATCAGTTAATGGCATCGCTTGTTTTCCCCCTGAATTTAGTTTGGCACCGCTCCCATCGTAATATTTCTTTAATTCACTCACAACTTCTGGATTATTAAAAGCGATTTTACATTCATACATCAGGCCGCCATGTTCTCTTTCCGAAGAATTTAATGATACTATCCGAGCATCCATATCTCCATCTCTATCAACGAGAGGTGCAATTATTTTAGCCGTTGATTTATGCAAAAAACCAATTTGCTCGCCGTTCATTCGCGCAACCTTTATAGCATTTTTATCATACGGATTCTTTACGTGCGTCAGAATTAAAGATTCTCCGACCTGGCACCTGCTTAATATTTCCTGGCGGCTGGAACCATCATCGTTATCATAAGAATAACCAGCGATATTCACCGCAAATGGTCTTTCCACTAATCTATCCCTCTACCGTTTTTCCATCCACCCCAAGTGATAACCATGCCCAATAATTCCACTTCAGAAGGCTCCATATCTTGGTAATGATTATTTGATGCCTTCAGCCGGTATTTGCCCTCTTTAGTTTTTTCAACATGTCTTGCGATCACCGAATTTCCTAAGCGTACAATATAAATTCGCTTACCTAAATATGAATGCTCAGGTAATACGACTAAATATTGCCCTTTGTATATTCCATCGCCTTCCAGCGAATCACCTGAAGCGCGTAAAGTATAGAGGTCTTTCCTTCCAGCAAAATCACCGAGTTCTATTTTCGGAACCCGAACAGTTTCTCCATTTTGCTGCTCTTCAGGGAACGGAGTTCCACAAGGAATGTTTCCAAGAAAAGGAAGTTCTTCTAATATACTAGGATTTTCCATGTAGTTAATTTTGGCTTCTTTCAACATTAAATCTATCTCCGCAATCGTTTTTCGTGCCCGCTCTTCAACATTGTAATCGATATAACCCATTAAATAGTTCAAATCAGTACCCAATACATCAGCAAATTTTTTAATGGTAAAGATGCCAGGATTTGGAGTCATATCTTTTTCAATATCATCGACATATCCTTGATGCATTCCCATTTCTTTGCCGAGGCGGTATTTAGACCAGCCTTTCTTTTCACGAAGCGCTTTTATTCGTTGCCCCAATGTCATTTCTACCATTAGTAAAATTCCTTGTACCATTTGCGTACCTCCCATTATAAAACATAATTGCAAATTTGCAATCGTTAAAATAATCCTACTAAACCTATTGACAAAATACAAGTAGGTGGTAATATATTATTAACGTTAAATATTTTCTACTATCCAAAAGGAGTTACACCTTGAAAGAATTAATAAAAGCTATCGAGCATCTAAAAATCGACAAGGGGATTGATGATAAACAATTCGCTAAAAGTATCGAACTTGACCCGGGAGCATGGTCTCGGAAAAAGAGGAACATTACAAAATTGACTAAATATGACCTTGACATGATTGTTATCAAATATCCCGAATTAAAAGAGGCGGTCTGTAATTCCATCGGCGTAGTAAATAATATTTAACTATTTTAGTTTATTAGAACAAAAGAAGGACACTGACATGGCAGAAAACATCTTTGGCGACAGCATACTGACCGCATTGACCGGCAGCTATCCCGGCCAAAACGACCCGGACGTTTGTCCCCGCTGCGGCGGCCATCGTTCCTGGTACAAAGAACAGTTATCTCACGGTGAAATTGTCCTGATTAGCTGTCCGGAATGCAGTGCAGCGATCCGTGCCTGGTGGGAAAAACGGGAGAACGTCAATGTACACAGCAAACTCAATTAACCGCATCGATTACCGCGATTACATGCTTGCGGATTGCGTCTGCCCTGATTGCGGCACGCTCTTCCAGCTGCGTATCCATAAGACACATTACGAATCAACCAAAAAATTCAGCGGCCGTGTCCCTGTCCGTTGCTCACCGTGCGCGCAGAAACGGTTACACGAAAACGACTGGATGAAGGTGGAGAAATGACAACGACAGGACGTCCACGCGGCAGGCCGCGCAGTTTAACCTTTGACGAATTAGTGACGATCGGGAAGGCCAGGCCGTATTGGGCTGCAGATAAAGCAAATAAAAACGAAGGAGGCACGCAATTAAATAACTCAAGTGGTAAAGCTACATACATTGTATCTAATAACTTGCGCACACTCAAGCGGCTGGCCCGACAACAGCAATTGGAAAGGCTGTCTGTTATCAGCTGACAGCGAATGAGGGGCGGGGGACTGGAACGTGGTGGTTGAGGTTTCCCGCCCCTCAGTAAGGAGTAACATAATGCAGAAAATCACGATCAAAGAAATACAGCACAACGAAGGCGACAACAAACCCTTTGTCGTTATCACCATGGACGGCGCCAAGATGTCTTCCTTTGATACGAAGCTGGGGGATTTGAAACCCGGCGCCGTATTGGAAGTTGAATTACAGGTCAAAGGCAAATACACCAATATCAAGGAATGGAAACTGGTAAATGCAGCCCCAGCATCTACGCCGTTATTCCCGTCCGCTCTTCCCCAGCCTGCCGTTGACCGTTCGTTGGAGATTGCCTGTTTAAAAGAAGTAGGGGAACTTTACAGAAATTTTGTCGGGGATCCCGAGGTAAGAATCCATATTTGTGTGGAAGTCTGTAATAGAGCCTTTGATAAATACTGGCAGATCATCGACCGGGGACTGGATAACCTGCTGGGTGAAACAAAAGCGCCTGATATTGAAACAAAACCCGCGGCCGCGGGAAATAATACCGGCAAATCCACATTAACGGAGACGGCTGCTGTCCCTGAATTCAAAGCCAGTCATGAGCTTTTTAATTACGCGCTGAAACGCGGTTTCACCATCGAAAAGTTAAAAGACACACTGGGGATTTCCAGCCCTTCGGAAGTTAAAGATATTAAGGCGGCAACGATAAAACTTTATCCCACCGGGATGTATACAGGAGAGAAGAAACTATGAGCAGCAATCTCAACATTAAAATCGAGAACATCCGCAATGTCGAAATCAAATCAAAATGCGTCCCGATCAAGGACCATCCACCGAAGATCGTCACCGCCGTGCATTTCGAATACGACGGCGATCCTTCGATGATGGAAGATCTGCTCACACTGGAAACGGAAGGCCAGCGCATCAACGCCGCCTTCGACAGTCCGCAATTCAAGCTCGACATGGACAAAAAGTAGCTACCAAATGTGTGCGGGAATGCCCGGGCGGGATGGTGTAGGGAGTGATCAGCCGCTAAACTGGTCACCGAACCCGGGCCACAGGATTCCCAAACCGATTAGATAGCGGGCGGCAGGGTTAATGATGGAAACAAATGAACCATCCTGACCGCCCAACAGCCCGATAGATTAAACCGGGCGGGTGAGAGGTTTTGGCGTCTCCTAACGCCCCTTCCCTCTCACCCGCCCAATGGAGAAAAGAAGATGGAGCAATCAAACTTCGCACCCCAGGCGATCACGTTCGTCACGATCGACGGCATCTCGCCGAATCCGTTTCAGCCGCCTTCCCGCCTGCAGGTGGATGCGGCCACCGCGGAGAAGTTCGGCCGGTCGATCATGGAGAACGGCCTGCAGCAATACCCCATCGTCCGTGCCAAAGAATGCGACTTCGAAATCATCGACGGCTGGCGCCGCCTTGCCGGTTACCGCTGGCTGGTGCAGCACGAGCATATGGAACTTTACCGCAACATGCCGGTGATCGTCGTCGAGCGCACGGACAAACAGATGGCGGAAGACATCCTGGAGACCGGCACGGTCCGGGATGAACTTACCCCGCTTGACCTGGCGCACCTGTACAAACGGATGCAGGATGAACTGGATATCACCCAGGAAGAGATCGCCAAAAAGCACAACTGCTCGCAGGGTGAGATCGCCAATACCATCCGCCTGCTGGAACTGCCGGACGAATATCAGAAGATGCTTATTTCTCACGAAATAACGGAGACGCACGCGCGCACTTTGCTGCAATTGTTGAAATTTCCTGCGGAGATGGCCCAACTGGCGGCCCGCGTGCGGGATGAACACCTGACGGTCAACGCCTTGGAATTCGAGATCAAGAACCTTTTGCACAAGGAAACCAAGCCGCGCAAAACCGTGCAGATCGAAAGGAACGCCACGCCGCCCGCACATACCCCGCCGCCGCCTGTCAAGAAACAGGAAGCTACAAAACCCACCGAGCAGGAAACCGACGAAAATAGGGACGCTCTCAATAAAGAAGGCGAGACGCATGAGATCAAACCCCCGGTGATCGTCCAGGTCAATACCGCGCCGCGCAAACTCACGCTGAATGAAACCGGCAGCGGAAATGTCTTTGCCGGGGTGATGAAACTGGGCAAACAGGGCTTTTTCAAAACGCTGCCCGGCACGTTGGAAACCGCGGATGTCGGTGCATTCCTGTCAGATGCCGAAGAATACTGGAAAGGAGCTAAATAATGGCAGAACTAAAGAGGAAGTTTATTTACGAGAACAAAGAATATCCGGACCCGGATCCCGCCATGACAGTGGATGACGTCCGCCAGAATTATGCGCAATTCTTCCCTGAACTGGCCAGCGCCGAAACCAAAAGCGAAGTCAAGAAAAAGGGCACCCCGGACCAATACACCGAATACACCTTCAAAAAAAGGGTCGGGACAAAAGGCTAAATTTATGAACACGGAAATTCAGGCAAAACTGATAAAGGCGCTGCGGACCGTTCCGGCCAAGCCGCTGAAACTGATCGACCTGGTCAACCAGGTCGCCGGTCCGGACGGCGTGGTGAATACCAAAATGCTGGAACAACGGCAGGATAAAGTCAACCTGGCCGTGGCCGAGGCCCGCGCTTACACCCGCGCCACGCAGCACGCCAGAAAAGCGCTTTCGGGATTACTGACGGGAAAGAAAGGACAAAGGTACGACATCGATGACGATGACTGATATATCTCCACTGGATGATATCGCCCGGTATCTGTTCGCCGGTTGTCCGCCATCCCTGACCTGGCTGGAAGACCTGCTGCATAACGCCAAATACAACGAGGTTTTCCTTGGGCTGGTGCGCGAATATCTGCCCGCGCATGAGCGGGAGATCATGGAGCAAACCACGGAGGACAAGATCGGGCTGTTCATCAGATATTTCGGGGAAGAATATTTCGAGCTGGACGACAGTTATGAGGGCGCCTTCGAGGAAGGAAGGGAATTAATGTCCAACTTCATCGGGTTCTGCCCGGCCTTTCCACGCGGCACGGACGATGAAGAGTACCACGAATTCCAGGATAAGCGCCACGGCCTGATCATGCTGATGTCGCTGATTTCCTCGCCCTATGAACCGCCGGAGGATTTTCAGGGCTGCCACGGTTACATCCCGCGCAGCAGCGGCGGCGAACGGATCCCCATGATCGAATGGATAAAGGATAATATCGGCGCGGACGCGGCCAAAAAGATCCCGGCCCGGGGCTGGCAGCCTGCCGAGCTGATGAAGATGACCAAAGGCAGCAAATTCAGCGCGCTGGCGGATTACGCAGACATCATCCACCATTCCACCGGCAACTGGTGGCTGGACAATGAGCAGCAGGATTGGGATCCGCCCAGCTGGGACCGGCGGGAAATCGATAGGCTGATGGAACAAAACCTGCAGGCGGAAGAATTATTTAACCGCGTCTATACCCTTTGCGATTGGCTGGAAGAAAAACCGCACGCCCGCTTTCTGCAAATGTTGAACTATTTGCAGAATTACAAAAAATCATGGAAAGCAGCTGGGACTTTAACTATGGTATTCGGAGAAGAAAATGGCAAAGAAGACCATTGCCCGGAAAAACTCAGACAACTTTAAATGGACGGTACCGGAAAAGTTGAACGTGCCCGCCGATCCCTTGCAGGCGCGGCTGGATTTCCATAATCAGGCATGCGTACTGACAGTTTACGATGAGATCAATGAAACGCGAGTTGTCTCTGCGCTGGATGTGGCGCAGGCGCTGGCCAAAGAACTGGCCTTCACATCGCCCTTGTTGCCGCCGCATACCTTGTGGTGGGCCAATACGGACAGCGGCCCTGCGACCGCGCTTTACGAGGCGCCGCGTATCCGCAAAGTGGCACTGCAGACCGATGCCATGAAGCCGCCGCAGCGGTATACTATCCCGCTGCCGGGCCTGATCTTCATCGTCGTGCCGGGGAAAGCGCCCTGGGTTTATGCGGTCGAAAAATATCCACAATCTGTCACCGATCCGGTATTTGCCGCCCCGCTGTGCAATGTCTTCGCCGCCGGCAATACCTGCCCCGGCAACCAGAAATACAGCAACGACCCGGCGCAGATCGTGGAAACGTTCTTCCTCAGTTTCTTCACCCGGGCGGCGAATCTGGACAAGCGTTCGAAGAAATTCCCACAGGACGTTTCCAAATTATGGAAATTCCTGGACGGTAAAAAAGAATTCCCGCTGAACGACATGATCCGGCAGGGCACGGTCAAAGACCTGATGAGTTTAAGGTGAACGAATGACGCAACCGATTGTAGGGGTTGAAGTTTTGGGCGGAGTAATCGGCACCGGGGATGCTTACACCTATCTGATCGCTAATGATGGCGTGTATATTGCCAAGGATGGCGAATTCCTGCACGTCAAAATTCCGATTGCCGGTTGTGAAATCCGTGGATTAAGTCATATTGAACCATCGGTTTATTTGAAGCACGGCAAAATCCCCGGTATCCTGTTTGATCTGGCGCTGAATTGTTTTCTGGCGGATCCGGACAAGGAACAATATCTGGCGGTCACCTGGTCGGACGGCAGTTATCATTTGATGACCGTCAATCAGGAACGCAAGGCGGCCAGTGTGGAATATGAACACATCGAAGGCGCGGTACTGGACCTGCACTCACACTGCAATATGTCCGCCCGCTTTTCTGCGCAAGATGACAAAGACGAAACCGGTTTCCGCATTTACGGCGTGGTCGGTAAATTAGAGACTAAACCGGAAGTAATGCTGCGGGTGGGGGTATACGGCTATTTCTATTTCCTGAAATGGGATGAAGTTTTTTCCGGCACAACCGGCGTGTCCGATGTTTTGACACAAAAGGAATTGGAAGATGTGGCATTTACCGAAGATTAACCTGGATCCGGTGGTACTGGTAGGCTGCGGCGGTACCGGCAGTTTCGTTGCCGAGGGGCTTTGCCGTCTGCTGCCGTTGGAGACATCGATCATCCTGGTCGACCATGACCGCGTCGAACCGCACAATCTATTGCGTCAGAACTTTTGTCAGGAGGATCTTGGCAAGGTGAAATCCCAGGCATTGGCGGAAAGACTGACCCACCGCTACAACCGCGCGATCGGCTATAGCGTTGCGCCCTTTCACCACGACGAAATGAACCAATCGTGGGGGCCCGGTATGTCACAGCGCATTCAAAATAATCTTTACATCGGCTGTGTGGATAATGCCGCAGCCCGCCGGCAACTGTCTGAGGTTTGCCGGTGGGGAACAACCTGGTGGCTGGACGCCGGCAACGGGAATAATTCCGGCCAGGTACTGATCGGCAATACCAACGGCATACAGATTGACGGATCCTTTCTTCCTGCTGCCGAAATCGCGAAAAAGCTGCCGTCCCCCGGGTGGCAGTCACCGTCGTTGTTAATCCCTGCGGCCGGGGAGTTGGCGCCGCGGCCGGACTGCGCGGAGCGGGTGGAAACCGGCGAACAAAGCGCGGTGATCAATCAGGCCATGGCGACGTTGACGCTGGAATTCGTGCGGCGGCTGCTGGCCGGGAACCTGCCGTGGATGGGCGCCTATCTTGACCTCGATGTAGGCATGATGCAAACTGTCCCGTGCGATCCGGCGACGGTGGCCAGGATTTTAAAGATCCGGGTTGAAAGACTATTAGCTAAATTTGAAAAAGAACGGACGAGGGTAAAGGTATGACCACCGCAAAAACAACCGTCGTGCACATGTGCATTTCGCTGAATACATTATTAAAGATGACATTGAATGGAGAGCCGATCTTCCTGGAAACCGATGACGGTCGGCAGCTGACCGAATTGGAAGTATATCAGCTAATCACCGACGAAAAGGCGCAGGGACACAAGTACTTTTGCGGCTGCGATAACCGGGACGAGCTGGGCCGCTGCAAAGGGCATGAGGTATTGGCATGACGATCGCGCAAATATTGGCAGTCGAGGATAACGGACTGGTTGACAACATCGACCGGGCCGCCAGGAACCGGGAGATGATCGCGCGGATGCGGCAACGAGAGAATAATGGCCATGCCAATTCATTTTATACGGCCTTTTTTATAAAAGAAAAACGGGATGCATTTTTTAAAAATAAGGAGGAATTAAAAACAAATATGGCAACAACGGCTTTGCCCAACCCATCAGCAGTAATCAAATTTGAAAACCCTCCACCTATTCAACCTCTACTTGAAATAACGTCAAATACAAACTCGGAACGGCAATACATGAATCACCCTCTAAACAAAAAAACCGGCAAATACGATCACCTCGTCCCGGCGATCATGGCAGACCTGAAAACAATGTCGATCGCGGATGTGGAACGTAAGTACAAATTACCCCACAATACGCTTGCCACGATAATGAACATCTGGAAACGCAAGTGTTTGATCCCGGCAGATTATAAACCACCCGGCAGCGGACGTCGTGATCATCCCCTTCCAAAACCGGTTGTTCCCGCTCCTGGTAAAGCCGTGCCGGAGGATCTGGAAAAACAGAAGGAAACGATCCTTGCCGATTACCGGAAAAAAGACCTGCCGGTCAGGGATTTAATCAAAAAATACCACATGACCACGGTTACCTGGAAGAATTTGAAGAAAACGTGGCACGTCGAGAGCAAAGGCAGATTTAACCCTCGGGAACATTTGCAAACGCCGCCCGTTAATAATAACCCGCCGCCCCCCCCGGCAGCGAAGATCTTTTACGCAATTCCTATCACAATTTACGCCTCACCTGAGGCGGTCAGATTAATGGTTGGTAAACAGATTGGTGAATTGGCAGACGAAAAAATCAAGGCCTTAGCCAAGCCGGCATTGATTGAGCATTTTAAATCTCAAGGCTTTGAAATCAGGACACTGGAGGGAAACGTTGAGCAGAAATAAAGACATTGCGCGGGCCGTGGTCGGTCATCCCTTCCGCAACCATAAACCCGCGCCGGTCGAATATCTGAAATGTGGTAAATGCGGCGCCGTCATCCCTGAATACCTGGTGACCGAACACCTGGTGGGAACGGAAACAAAGCCGGGTTGCCAACCTATAAAAACGGAATGCGGCAAATGCAAGGCATTCATTCCCAGTATTGACTTCCTCAAGCATTTTAAGAACTGTAGAGGCAAGCTGCCGGTTAATCATAAAGGCGAGCAATGCGAATATTCAGCCGTTCTTTGCAAGGAAGGTTTCTGCTCCGAGTGTTTGATTTTCAAGGATCATCAAGCCAAAGGAATTGAAAATGAAGTGCATTAAATGCGGCGGCGAGGTTTTACCGGGTAACAGTCGGGTGATAAAACGCAACGGCAGAAAGTTGCGGCAGCACAGAACTTGTCCCACGCTCGCAGCAAGCTCTGTTGAAAATAATCAGCAGGCTCGCTCGTTTACACCCCGGCCAAGCGAGCCTGAGCCGGTCAGTCAAGCGAGCATCAGCCAGAATCAAACGCCGCCCCGCCGATATTTTATCCATAACTACGGGCGGGATAGATTAGTTCAACTCTGCGCCGGTGTCCTTACTCGCAATGTACTCGTTGAAATAACGGCCATTGACCCGGAATTTGCGGACGCCAACCCGGACATGCTGGACGGATACATTGAAATCAAGGTGGGGAGAGAATGAAAGACGCTTTGACTCTATTTTTCGAAGCCCGTTATAAGTGGGGCCAGCCATCTCAACTCGTCATGGGATTGGAGGAAACCGCCGAATTGCAAAAAGAAATATGCAAAGTTTATCGCGGCGATATTTCCGATGAAAGGTTGAATAAACTGGCGGAAGAAATCGCCGATGTCCGCCTGATGACCGAGCAATTGGAAAATATGTACGGACTGACCGAGCAAATTCAACAATGGCGGCTGATTAAACTGGAACGGCTGGCGAAATTGTTACTGGCGGAGGGCAAAGATAAATGATCGATATCGGAAATAAGTTCATCCACGCGGGGAGAATCGATAATATCAACAATAAACCGGCGTTTGAAATCATCAATAACCGCAGCGGCGCCGCGATCGCCTGCGTGAACTGGTACCCGGCCTGGAAACGGTATGTTATGACCGTGGACACACCGGCGGCTTTTGACATGGGCTGCCTGCAGGACATTATCAAGTTCATCGAGAAACAATCGAAGGATTAATTTACCGGAGGCGGGGAAATGAAACAAGAAGCGAAGGTTGGCGATAGAATTCGCATTATCAACGGAGGCGTTTTCCTGGGCAAATGGATTAAGGTAGGAACCGCAGGAATTATCAGGGAATGTCCCATTGATGAAGATGGGCACATTTATCGAGTGGAAATATCTGGTGAATTATATACGCTGGCATCCAATGAGTTCACGGTAGCCTCAAGGATATGCCGTTTTCTGGAAGACTATGGTTGCGAAAAAGGTTTTTCCCCGGATGTCACCTGTGAAAGCGGTGAAGATCTGGCAGGTAGCTGCTGCCATAGTTGTACGGGCTACAGATCATTTTCGAGGTAAATAACATTCATTAGTTTGTTTAGAGGCATAAATTGAACCAGTTAATTTGTGAAGACGGGAACGTGATCAAGAAGCTGGAAAGCGCGGTGAGCAGGTACATCGCCAAGGCCGAACCTGCTCTGCCGCGGTATTACACGTTCACAGAGTTTTCCCGGCTGGAGGGCATGAATTACTGGTCGACCTGGGTGCAACTGATTACCGAAGAATGGTGGGGGATCCACGTTTATGACGACGGCAGAATAGTGAGGGTGGCATAAATTGATCATAGAGACCCGGATTGAATTAACGCCGCTGACCGGCATCAAGAAGGATGTGCTGGACGTGGTCATGCGGCATGTGGGGTAGGAATGCGCCGTGATGTCCCTGGATTTATGCGATGCGGTGGGGCTGCCGCGGACAAAAGCGTCGCAGCGGAAACTGCAACTGATCATCCGGGAACTGCGGCATTTGAACAAACCGGTCTTGCTGACCTGCGAAAAACCTTACGGCTATTTCTGGCCCGGGAATAGAGAGGAAGGCGAACGCTGCCTGGCATCGCTGCGGTCAAGGGCGAAAGAGGATTTTATCACGCGGCGGGATATCAAGGTGGGGCTGGGGCTGTATTGGGCGCAGGCCGAGAAGATGAAATTATTTTAGGGGGCGACTGATATGAAAAAATTTATACAAACGTTCATCTACTGGATTTTTCTTCATTTCATGACTCCGGCTGAACTGGAAACAGCGATCAAGAAAGCAAAGGAGCGTAAATAAATGAGAGAGATTAAATTTAAGGCTGTCACAATGGAAAACCAAATAATCGAAGTCGGTGCGATAGAGTTCTTTTCTGAGGGCGGTATTGTTGTCAATGACGAGATTCCAGTTAAAGAGCTTCTGGAATTTACCGGCCTCAACGACAAGAACGGTAAGGAAATCTACGAGGGGGATATTGTCAAACAAATGGATGTGGATTGGAATGAAACACCCGATAATGCCGAACCCGATAAATATGTTATGAGGGAGACAATGAGGGATGTCGTGACAATGGAAAGATTCCCTTTGTTCTGGTTAAAAAATGAGCACTTTGGTTATGAGGGCGAAGAGTTAGTAAAGTCTGAGGATGTTGAAGTCATCGGCGATATTTACTCTAACCCGGAACTTTTGAAAAAATAAACTTTCACTATATTTTAAGGGAGGCAATAAATTGAGGAACATATTCGCACGCTGGTTCCACAAAAATACTGATGAAGGGACGTTTGATCAAAAGACTTTTGGCCGGAAACCTCCTGTCGAAATAATAAAAGACGAAAACATTTTGTCCCCCGGCACAATGCCCACCGGTATTATTACAACCGACAAAACTCTTTCACCGGAGGGGATAAAAAACTGCAGGAAGATTTTGACCGACTGAATAACAGAAAATACCATCTTCCGCCGCCGCCACTATCGTCGAAGACAGAACTTCGGTAACTTTCGCTACATATATATAATACATTCTTAAACTGGAGATAAACATGAAGGGTCGCCGTCTTGACATGAAAACCTACGTCACAGCCTATCAACTTTGCAAATACCGTGACGGTGAAAAGTGCGCTATTTGCGGCGGCCACATCGGCGACACCATGCCCGCTAAATTGGTGCGCAAATGGAAATTAGCGACAAATAAAATAGAGCGGCTGGAAATCGACCATATCGACGGCAATCCGTTGAACAATCCGCCGGACGGCAAAAACTGGCGGGTACTTTGTCAGGCAGACAATCTGGAGGAGGCGAAGCGGTTAGGGGGTGTGGTTAGTGTGAGTGAGAGTGTGTGTGAGAGAGATGTTGCACCTGAGCAGAAGCAAGCGGAATTGGAGAAGAGCAGACAAAGGAGAGAAGAGGTGAAGGAGGAAGCGGAAAGGGTTGAGTGTGAGAGGGAGAAGCGGGATCTGCGACCATCTACCAGTATTGTTAAAGAACAGGTGTCCTACCGGGATGGAGAATCCACTATGCAGGCCAATGCCTTCCTGCAGTCAGCATGGGGAAGGTGGATCGTGAAAGAAATTGATACCCGTGGATTCATTACCCGTAAGAATGCCAAGTTCAGCGGAGCCTATGTCACCGGCGGTTCGCCAATTACCATCGAACGGTATCTGGAAACGGCGTTAAGCGAAGCTGGCCCACTCGAGAAATTCAGCGATGAAAACGGCGATATCCTGATCCGCTGGAAGGCGAAATTTAGAGAGGAGTAAACAATGAGCGATTGCAGCGGTTGTAAAGCATATCAGGCATCGACTAAACGAGGCGATCCTCTTAATTGCTTCAATGCGGCTTGGTTCAGTCCCGGCCAGATTCGTTATTGCCAAAGTCAAATATTGTGGTACATGGCAAACCGTGAAGTCATTCAGGATGGGAAATGGCCGCCGGAACCCAACGGCACAAGTTATACCGATTCTGAAATCAGAAGCAAGAACCCAAAACTGCCTCCGCATCATGCTGAACATTTGGCTGCCGAAATTGATACCAGGATGAAAATGCTGCCTTCTGTTGTGCGTGATTTGCTTGAAGAGTCAATTGAAAGCGAAAAACCGGTTAAATTTTACAGGGAAGAAGCGCGGACAGCGTTGTATTTTCTGTGCGGCTTTCAACGCACTATCGCTTTTTGCCCCGATTGCAACGCGGTTACCAGGTTAGAACAAAAAGGCAAAGAATGGACTCAAAAATGTGAAGAATGCGGCAAGACTTGGGGTCATTATTCATATCGCCAATGGAAAAAACAACGTAATTTTAGAGAGAAGGAGAGAAAAATGCATGTTTGCCCGAAATGCGGCAATACCCGGTGGAAAACAAAAGTAAAAGGAGAATCTTGGGTTTGCCGAAAATGCGGTACTGAGATTACAAAACCAAAAACATGAATACCAAACGGTTGACTTTTTAAGAAAATATTGACATTTTAGTATGATGTTAACATAATTGACTTTAACAGCAACAAATTTGCTCGGTATTTCTCAAGAAATTATTAAAGCCCGCTGAAACACGCGGGCTTTTTCTTTGCCTACAGAAGGAGTGAAATGTCAGAATGCAGCGGTAATGTCTGGGACCGCATTACTGATCAGGAACGTATTCTGCTCTGCAATTATCAATACGACCATTACAAAACGCGTCTGGATATGTTTGTGCAATCCCTGAAACCCTCACCCAGCATTGATCACATCCCGGAAGAACAACGCCTGGACAAGTTCATGGCAGAAGCGCCGCATAATCAAGCACAGGTACGCTGATGCCATACAAGCCAGCACGCCCGTGTGCACACAGTGGCTGTCCATTACTCACCACTAACAAAGAACGCTATTGTGATCAGCATCTTAAGGAGCGCAATCAACAGATAGACCAACGCCGCGGTACATCAACAGAACGTGGGTATGATGGCACGTGGTCGAAACTTCGTTTAATGGTGCTTCGTAATGAACCCCTTTGCCGGGAATGCAAAAAGAATGGACTGATTGTAGCCGCTACGGACGTCGATCATATTGACGGTAAAGTAGAACACGTGAGTTTCGGCAACCTTCAACCTTTATGTCATAATTGCCATTCAAGAAAAACAGCCATCGAAAATCATGCCTTTGGAAATCGATAATTAGCCTCAATTATGGTATAATTTGAGCGTGGGATAGCTTCGGAGTAATTAACCAAAGCGAAAAGGTGGTTTCCTAGCCACTCTGCCCACCCTGAAATTAGGAAAAACATTGTAGGAGATGTTTTTATTATGTCTCGAAACCGAAGGTCTTATACTTACATCTGCCAATATTGCGGCAATGAATATCACCCAAAAGAAACCGATCGTAATAAATACTGCTCAAGAGAATGCTATTTTGCTGGCAAACGCGACCAGAAAATATTTAATACAGAATATAGAAAATCATTACGGCAGCAAAACAAGAGAATCCCACTCTCACATGAGAGAATAAAAGAATTAAAACGACTGAAAGCCTTCGAGAAAGCGAAATGTGAATATCGACCGCATGAAGTGATCTGTAAACAATGTGGCAAATCATTCAAAACTGAATACGGCAACAAGAAAAGAGGTTTCTGCTCTGCTCGATGCGCGAAGAAATACAACAAAGTTCAACGAAGAGCAAGAAGGAAAGACGCATTCATTGAACCAGTCGGAATCGCTTATCTCATAAAAAGAGACAAAGGGATTTGCCAAATATGTGGTGAACCAACCAGCAATCAATATGACTCCGGCGATCTCTTCAGTCCTACGATTGATCACATCTTGCCTTATACGAAAGGTGGCAAGCATCAGAGAACGAACGCACAACTCGCGCATTTAATATGCAACTCAATTAAGAACGATTATATCTTGCCGTAATAGCATGACGGGTATGCATAGGTAATCTCTACAGCCATATCACCGCAAACCGAGTGCTTTCCTCCGCGCGAGATTTCACAGCAAAAGCAAAAGATTTATGGGGGATAATAGGGGGAAAAGATTAATTATGGGAGGAACTGGTTCCGGCGGTCACAACAAGAAATCGGTGGCAACTAAACTACTCGAGGGAAACCCGGGCAAACGCAAAATTCCGAAAGTTGAAGTTGTGACATCGTCAACCGGCGCCCCGACCTGTCCGACCTGGCTCGCTCCTGAGGCAAAGCGCGAATGGCGCCGCACCTTGAAGGAACTCCCCAACCTGACAAAGAAGGACCGTTCTATCCTCGCCGGCTATTGTTCGGCATATGCCCGCTGGCGCCAAGCCGAAGAGGAACTCAACAAGAACGGACTTGTTCAGTTAGCCCGTCACGGCGTGGCTTCCCGTCCCGAGGTTAAAATTGCCGAGGCCGCTCTCATGGAAATGAAAGCCTTCGCTATTGAATTGGGATTGACGCCGAAATCCGTCGCCGGTAAATCAGCCGGTGGGGAACAAGAACCGGAGGATCCACTGAACATCGCGCTGGGGACCCGAGGACTGAACTAACATGACACGGATCCGCCCCGGCTACCATAAAGACATCGCCGACCGTGCCATCTCGATCATCGAACTCATGAAACATTCTACCGGCGAGTGGGCGGGCCAACCCTTTCACCTGATGCCATGGCAACGTAAACCGCTGGAAAAGTTCTTCGGAACCTTGAACGCCGACGGTACCCGACAGTACCGGACGCTATACGAAGAAGTTCCCCGGAAGAACGGTAAAACCGAGCAGGGCGCCGCGATCGCAACATACTTACTGGTTGGGGATAACGAACCCGGCGCGCAGATCTACTCCTGCGCCGGTGACCGCGGACAGGCGTCGCTGATCTACAATGCCGCGGCCCCGATGGTCCGGCAATCACCCGCATTATCCGATCGACTGACCATCATCGAAAGTCAGAAGAGGATCGTATACCACGCTACCAACAGTTTTTACCAGGTCCTGTCTGCCGAGGCATACAGCAAACACGGCCTGAACGTGCACGGCAACATCTTCGACGAACTGCACACCCAACCCAACCGCGACCTGTGGGATGTCATGCGGACCGGCAGCGGGGCCCGCCGGCAGCCGGTCACCATGGTGATGACGACCGCCGGTTACGACCGCAACTCCATCGGCTGGGAGATCCACGATTACGCCTGTAAAGTCAAAGATGGAATAATCGAGGATCCGACGTTCCTGCCGGTGATCTACGCCGCCCCGGAAGAAGCCGACTGGACATCCGAAACGGTGTGGAAGAAATGCAATCCGGCGCTGGGGGTTTTCCGCAAGATCGACGAGATGCGCGGACTGTGCAAACAGGCCCAGGAAATGCCCGCCTTCGAGATGACCTTCCGCCGCCTCTACCTTAACCAGTGGGTCAATTCCGCCGAACGCTGGATGCAAATCACCGTCTGGGATGCCTGCAGGGTTGAGTTTTGCGCAGATGAATTCTCCGGTCCGTGCTATGCGGGCCTTGATCTTTCCACCACAACGGATCTCACCGCATTATCCCTGGTCTTTCCACATGAAGACGGTACCTATTCCGTCCTTGCCTATTTCTGGATCCCGGAAGAAGCGATGCGCGAACGGGAACATAAGGACCGTGTACCGTATGGGCAGTGGGTCAGAAAGGGATTGGTACATGCCACCCCCGGTAACGTCATCGATTACGATTTCATTCTTCATGATCTCGAAGAAAAATTAAAGATCTATGACATCCGCGAGCTGGCCTTCGACCGCTGGGGATCCCAGAAGATAATTTACGACCTGCAGAAGATCGGGTTCGAGATCGACCCTAAGGTTCAGGGACGACACCTGGTCCAGTTCGGCCAGGGCTACGCCTCAATGAGTCCGCCCACCAAAGAACTTATGACGCTGGCGCTGCAGAAGAATATCCGGCATGACGGTAACCCCGTCCTGCGCTGGAATGTCGACAATATCGTGGTCACCCAGGACCCGGCCGGCAACCTCAAACCTGACAAGGCCCGGGCAACGCAGCGCATCGACGGTGTGGTGGCGATGATCATGGCGCTCGACCGCGCGACCCGCAATACGGACAGCGGTGAATCTGTGTATGAAACAAGAGGTGTAATTACATTTTGAAAAAGCTCTTTTCGAAATTATCCAAAAAACTTAACACGCTGAAGAAGTTCGACGCGGATGATTTTTTGCTGCTTGGCGGAGTTGTCGCGTTCTTTTGGGGCGTCTGGTGGATATATCACCCGGCGGCGCTGATCATCACGGGGCTGGGGGCGATATACCTGGGCATGGCCAAAAAGAAGCCGGAGTAAATAAATGGGATTAATTAAAAGTTTCGTTGCCGAGCGCCGCTCGCTGGACGTCAACCCGTTAGATCCGCGCTGGTGGCCAAATACCATGAACTATCACGTCAATTCCGGCGCGATGGTTTCCGAAGAGACAGCGATGCGCATCGGTACCGTCTGGGCGTGCGTGCGGTTATTGAGCTGGACGCAGGCATCATTACCGTGGCATATTTATAAACATATGCAGCCGAGAGGCAAACAGCTGGCAACGGCGCACCGCAATTATTACATGCTCTACAAACGGCCTAACTCCGAGCAAAGTTCGTTTACCTTCCGGTCGACGGAAATGGCGCACCAACTGTTGTGGGGCAACGCCTATGCCGAGATCGAGTATGATAACGACGGTTTTCCTGTGGCATTGTGGCCGCTGCCGCCGTGGCGGACAAAGCCGCTGCGCACGGTCAAGGGCGAACTGTTTTACCGCGTGACATTACCGGACGGTAATACCAAAAACCTGCCGCCTTATCAGATCTGGCATGTTCTGAACCTTTCCACTGACGGCATCAAAGGACTTTCGATCGTCTCCCAGGCCCGTGAAGCCCTGGGTCTTTCCATTGCCACGGAAGAATTCGGCGCCCGCTACTTCGGCAACGGCACCAACATCGGCGGCGTGGTCGAACATCCCGGCAAACTCTCCACGAATGCCCATAACAGCCTGCGGGCTGATATGCAGGAGAAATACGAGGGGTTGGGGAGATCTCACCGTTTAATGCTGCTCGAAGAGGGTATGAAATTCCAGAAAATCGGCATCCCGCCCAACGACTCCCAGTTCCTGGAAACCCGGCAGTTCCAGGTGGAGGAAATCTGCCGCTGGTTCGGCGTACAGCCGCATCTGGTGATGGACCTTTCCCGTGCCACGAATAACAACATCGAGCACCAGGGACTGGAGTTTGTCACGTATACAATGCGCCCCCACGCCATCAACTGGGAGCAGGAGACCGATTTTAAACTCTTCGGCATTGACAGCCCTTATTTCAATGAATTTCTACTGGACGGCCTGATGCGCGGTGATTTGCTTTCCCGCTACCAGGCTTATGCCGTCGCCAGACAGTGGGGCTGGTATTCTGCCAACGATATCCGGGAACTTGAAAACCAGAATCCGTTGCCTGGTACCCAGGGCGAAATTTACATGACGCCGCTGAACATGGTGGATGCCAGTACATTAGCCGCGCCGGGAACTAAACCGGATAGTCAGATAGACGATCCGCTTCAAACTAACAGTTTAACAATCCCGACTGAAAAACGCTCGCTCGAATACCGTCGCCGGGCCGCCAACCTGCGGCAAAAGACCGCCGCGTCATATCAGCGGCTTTTCCATGATGCCGGACAGCGCATCGTCGACCGTGAAAAACAGAATGTGGGGCGGGCCGCCGCGAAATACCTCGGTGCGCGCTCGAAAGACGATTTCAAGAACTGGATGAACGATTATTACCGCGATTACCAGGATTACATGCAGCGGCAGATCCTGCCGGTGGCACAATCCCTGGCGGACGCGATCCAGCCACTGGCCGGGGAAGAAGTCAATGCCCAGCTGGAGCATGTCAACCCGCACGTGGCGCAATTCGTCAACGATTACGTCAGCACTTTCGGCGTCCGCTACGCGGAAACTTCGAAAGGCCAGCTGATGGGGATCATCGAGAAGAATGACGGGGATGCTGGGGATGAAGTCGTGAGGCGTCTGGACGACTGGGAAGCAACCCGCGCGGATCAGGTGGCCCGGAATGAAACGGTACAACTCTCCAATGCCATCGCGCGGATGATCTTCCAGACGGCCGGAATTTCAAAGCTGCGCTGGGCGTGCAATAGCAGCAAACCGTGCGAATTCTGTAAACAGATGCACGATAAGGTCAGCCCGATCGACACGCCGTTCCTGCTGAAGGGCGACAAACTCTCGGATGGATCCCGTGAACTGGAGATACCCCACAATGTGAGGCATCCGCCCCTGCATCAGTCGTGTTCCGACTGCGTGATCATGCCGGAGTATTAATTTCGCAATAAATAAACCAAACAGCAATTTTAAAAAAGCCCACGATTATTCGGGGCTTTTTCTATTTCAGGGAGGTTATAGATGGATGCAAAATCAGCCACGCCGGAAATCGAACGCCGTTATTTTATGGTCACCGAATTACGTGTAGCCAAAGATGATACCACAAAAACCAGTAAACTCACCGGCTATGCAGCCGTATTCAACAAACTGTCCGACGACCTTGGGGGATTCCGGGAGAAGATTAAACCCGGTGCATTCGCCAATACCGTGCGCACCGATGATATCCGCGCGCTTTTTAATCATGACGCCAATTTTGTACTGGGCCGGTCAACTGCCGGTACCCTCCGCCTGAAAGAGGATGACAAGGGACTGAATTTTGAGTGCGACCTGCCGGACACGCAATTTGCCCGTGATTTACAGGTCAGCGTGGGGCGTGGGGACATTTCGCAGTGTTCATTCTCCTTCCGGACCAACTCCGATACCTGGGAGAACAACGCTGACGGTACGGTCACCCGGACATTGAACGATGTCTCCTGTAAGGACGTGTCGCCGGTCACATTCCCTGCCTATCCCCAGACCAGCGTCAAGGCACGGGATTACATTTCCGCGCTTAAAGATTCAGCCGATGCCGCGAAAAATAAGGGCGCGCAGGGCGCTGCTCCGCAAGAGGGGCGTGCTGCCAGCCTGGAAATTCTCAAGCGGAAGCTGGAACTGGAAAGTATATAAACACCGCAACAAATAAATAATTTTGGAGTAAAACATGAAGAATGTAATGGAACAAAAACAGCGCAAAGCGGCCCTGATCGCAGAGGCCCGCGCCATCATGACCACGGCCGAAACCGAGAAACGCGAGTTATCCGGCGAGGAAAGGGTCAAAATCGACAAAATGGCGGCTGACGCCCGTAATATCGAAGGCGACATTGCCCGCGAAGAACAACTGCAGGCGATGGAAATGCACGAAGGCCGCAAAGAAGCGGGAGACAAGGCAGTCCGCGGATTCGGTGACGGTCCGAAAGGCTTTGCCGAATTTCTGTACGCCTGCCGGTTCAATCCCAGTGATCCCAGATTAAGCGAATTGCGGATCCAAACTCCGCGCCGCGGTGAGGACGAAGCCCGTTCCGGTATGGACATGACCACCGGTTCCGAGGGCGGCGTGCTGGTACCCCCGACCTACATGGACACCATTTTCATGGTTAACCCGCAGGCGGCAGTGATGCGCGCCCGGGCCACCGTCATCCCTGCCGGCAGTCCCGCGGATTCAGCCCTGATTATCCCGACCCTCGACCAGAGCGGCACCAAGGGTTATTTCGGCGGCGTTGCGGTCAACTGGATCGCTGAGGGCGGCACTAAAGTTGAAACCACCCCGGCATTAAAAGACATCCAGCTCTTCCCGAAAGAAGTCGCGGCCTTTGTTACCGTGACAGATAAACTGCTCCGTAACTCCGCGGCAGCCGGTTCACTGGTGACTACATTGCTCCGCGGCGCCATATTCGCCTCGGAAGATTACCAGTTCCTGCGCGGCAACGGCGTCGGCAAACCCACCGGCATTGTGGGCCATGCCAGCACAGTTGCGGTCAACCGCACCACGGCCAATACCGTTGTGTATAACGATCTCACCAACATGCTGGGACGCGTCATGCTGCCGGAAGACGGCGGCGGCGAACTCGTATTTGTCGCCAACCAGTCCCTATTGCCGAAACTGATGCAGATGGTCACTCCGCTGGGCCAATTGGTCTGGCAGCCTTCCGCCCGTGAAGGATTCCCGCAGACATTAGTGGGTTATCCGCTGATCCTTAATCAGCGTCTGCCTGCCGCAGGCACCAAGGGCGACCTGATCCTGATCGACCCCAAGAAATACCTGATCAAAGACGGTTCCGCGTTGGCGATCGAGGCCTCGCCGCACGTTTATTTCACCAATAACAAAACCGTCATCAAGGGCTTCTGGAATGTAGACGGTATGCCGTGGATGACCACACCGGTCCTGACCGAAGACGGCAGCACCACTGTCAGCCCGTTCATCGTCCTGGATGTACCCGCCACCTAATAATTAATCAGCAATCAGTCATTAGCTTTCAGTAATAAAAATATTAAATCGGAGTAAAAATTCATGAAAAGAATTTTCGAAGAAGTCAAAGAGGACATCGGGTTGATCCCGCAGTCTTTAGGATCCACCAACGCCACCGGACGGTGGTACCCGATGAAAAACTACCGGAGAGTTTTGGCGCACCTGGTCTGCGGCGCTATCGCCTCCGGCGGCACGGCAGTGATAGAACTCGACCAGGCGACTGATGCCGCGGGCACCAGCGCCAAAGTGATCACCAACGCCACTGCCACCATCACTTCCAATACCAAATGCTCCAGTGTCACGGTAGCATTGACCAGTACCGGCGCGGGCGATACGGTCACCGTCAGCAACGGTATTACCAGTGTGACCTTCACCCAGGGCAGCTCAGTTGTAGCCAGCCGCACATTTGCCGATGCTGCCGGTCTGGCGGCCTGCATTAACAGCACCGGTTATGGTGTGCTCGGCCTGAAAGCAACTGTGAGCACCACGAACGTCATCATCACTTCTTCAGATCCCGGTGAGTACACGGTCACCGTATCTTCCACCAACGTGGGCGGCACGATCACCCAGGCTTCACAGGACGCCTCCGCATATGTAGAGGTGGAAGCCTCTCAACTTGACCAGAACAACGGCTTCGTCTATGTGGCGGCCAAAGTTACCACCACGGCCACCGTTCTCTGCGGTGTATCGCTGCAGCGCGGCACTCCCCGCAACCTGGTAGCGCAGCAAGTCGGCGCGTCGGCGGTTGTCTAAACCGATAAACAGACACACTCTGTAGGAAATAGCGGCACCGGGGAGAAACATTCCCCGGTGCCCTACCCAATGGAAGGAGATCATCTTATGAAATTTGTAACCAAGGCAGAATTCGAGGATGTGGTGGAAGGGAAGCGGCGGCAAGCTGGGGAAATTCTGGAAACAAATGACGCCGAGCGGGTGAAAAGGCTCAAACTTGCCGGAGTGATCGGAGATGTGATCATGGAGAAACCGATCGAGCAGGCGATTCAGCAGCAGCCCGTGGAAAAAGCCGTCATTGACACCAAGCCGCAGCCGAAATCGAAAAAGGCAGGCAAATAACGTGGCCGTCAATTATATTTCCGCGATATTTAAATGGACATGTCTTTCTACTGACACCAAACCCATCAAAATGCCGGACGGTTCGGCAATACCTCAAGGCTCACAGATAGTTGAAACCGACACCGGAATTCAGTACACCTGGGACACCACGAACGGCTGGTCAAATTACGCTTTAGGCGCTATTTAGGAGGCTGCGATGGCAGTAGAATTTATCAATAAACAAGAACAATTCACGCGTCTTTCAAGCGACGCGGATCCGGTGAACATGCCGGACGGTTCGGCGATCCCGGCCGGGTCAAAAATGCTGGTGGTAGATACCGGTTTAACCAGGATTTTTGCCGGCGGGCAATGGCAAGACTATCAGGCGAATATGCCGATGGCCAACCAGAACCCGTCAGGGAATATCACCATCCCGGCCAATTATTCGGTCGAAATTTCGGACTCGATCACGATCCCTGCTGGCAAAACTCTGACAGTTAACGCCGGTGGCGTTATTTATATTAATTAAAAAATCAGGAGGATATTTCTATGGCTTTCAAAGCTGCTGCAACAATCGTTCCCGCGACTCCGCCCGCGAATAATGCCGAGGCGTATTTCGATACCAACGACCTGCTTCGAACAAAAGTTGTCCAACCGGACAATCATATCGATATATTGACGCCGATGGGCCTGCGGGATCTAAACCTGCTCGATAACGGCGGCCAAACGGTGCTGCAGCGGGTGGCCGCGGCACTGACCAACCAGTCATTCTCAGCCACTCTGCGGTCGTATCTTTGCGCGGACCGTTGGTGGGCAGCCACCGGCAACGTGACTACCCTGCAGTACCAGCAGGTGGACACCATCGCTGCGCCGGAAACAAACCTCAACGCGAGGTTCTACACCCGGCTGAAACAGATTACCAACGGCGCCAAGTTCGCTTACGGTCAGGCAGTCCCGGTAATTTCTGCAGTGGGACTCTGGGGAAGAACGGTCAGACTGCAGACGAAACTGCGTTATTCCGTGTTGGGCGGCGGCAGCCAGGTCGTTAGACTGGGCGCGGTCCAGTCCACATCGTCGGCCACCGGCGACGCGATCGCAGGCGGCCTGGCCAGTACTTACTTCTCAGCCTGGGGCGCCAACGGCACGGACCCGACACTGGGGACGAACCTTTCCTACATCGCGCCGGTCAAGACGGAAAGCAACGGCACGATCGCGGGCAACGCCGTTGAGTTTGCCTTATCCGGTTCCTGGGTCAGGTGTTCAATGACCTTTGTGGTGCCTTCAGGCTGTGTCAACATCATCCCGCAAGTCTGGCTGAAAAATGCCTGCACTGCCAACGATGATCTGCTCATCGCAGAATGCGGCCTTTACCTGGGTGAGGAAATCCGGGACTGGGTTGAACAACCCTTCCAGCTGGAATTTATGCGCTGCAGCCGCTATTACCAGAAAACCTTCCCTTACGGTACCGTTCCGGCACAATCCGGCGGCGTGGCAGGTTCACAGGCGGTAGTTTCCGGCGCGGCCGCAAGTTTCGGCGGTAGTTTCGACTATCCGCAGGGCAGAATGCGGGCAACCCCGGGCACATTGACGACCTATAACCCTTCGGCGGGCAATGCCAACTTCCGGGATGTCACGAACTCCGCGGATAGAGTGGTCACCGCTACCAATGACGGCGACACATCCGTGCTGCTGGTGGGGGCATCCGGCCAGGCCAGCGCAACCAACCGGATCCACTTCACGGCTGACGCGGAAATATAAGGTATTTCGCAGGAAATAATTAAGGAGAATCAATGGCAGATTTTACAGCTCCGGTCAAAATGAGAATGTTCGAGGAATTTGAACTCATCGCTTCTCAAGGCTGCCCGTTCCATGACAGACGCTTATGGCCTGATCCCAACGCGTCGGAGCGTGACGAATCCCGTGCTCACCTTTGCAACGGCCCGCATCCCCTGGTCGTTTACTGGAACACAAAAACCCACAACATGGAGTCCAGATATGAACAATGGCGGGTGAAGTGGTGCATGACTAACAGACTGGACAAAACGCCTGCAGGATTCCGCGAAGGCGTAAGGAAACATTATCTATTCGTGCTATTTCACGGTTATAAAATCTTCGGAGGGTCATAAATATGGCTGATACAGGGTCACCCACGAACAAACTTTACGGCAAATGCGGCGCTTTACTTGCTGCAGTATCCCAATGGCTGGCGCTCGACATCGGCTCCGAGGCCGGTTTTACGGCGGCAACCAACGCACTGGCATCGGAATGCGCCGGTTCCGGTTTAACCAGGGCGGCGGCAACCGTCACCAACCCCACGACAACGGTCGCCGGTGACACCAATCAGGCATATAAATCGTTCTCAGCCGGTGCTACCGCTACGCTGACGGGCGCGGGCATATTCTCGGCCTCCAGTGCCGGCGATATGTGGGCGTATCACACCTATGCCGTCCCGCCCGCAGTTCAGAACGGCGACACCTTGAATGAGACTCTGTCAGTTCAATTTGAAATCGGAGTTTAATAATGGCCAGTTACCCAACGTTGCCAGCGGGCGTTGCGTATTATCAATCGCATTATCAGCCCGGATTGCGGTATAGTCCGGGCTGGTATGCAACTTGCACCTTTGCTCCCGCGGCTACTGTTTATCTTTATGACGATGACAACGGGATCTGCCTGTTCTCGGTTCCGGTTGGCCCTTCTGCCGTACCTTCAGGCATGCAGGACGGCCACACAATAACTCCGATCAGCATAACCAACGCGCAGAACTTTATACAATCCTATCCTTTATCAGCTTTCACGGCGATCGACCCGGCTGTTTTATCCGCCATGAAATATGCTGATTTTTTTGCAGGAGTCTGGGGAGGCGATAAATTAGCGCAAAAATGGTCGTATGTCCCACCCACTTTCGCTAATATCTCCTACCAGCAAGCACTTGAGAAGGCATTAAATGGCTAACAGGTATGCCGTTGTCGGACAGGGCATTATCGCAAATGGTTCGGGTACCTGCACGGGATCGCCCAAAAGACTGGTGCCAGGTGCCAACACTGTAACAATTACCACGCTTGGTACTTTTACCGTAACAATGCCGGTCGGGACATCAGCTTCAGCAGCAAGTGGCACAACAACGGTTACATCAAGCCCTAAATCCTGCCCGGCAGCAACGGCGACAACAATTACTACCACCGGCGTCACCGGGACGATTACAATCACGGTTACGTACTCGTCCACCGGCAACTGGTCAAATGCGCGATCATGGGCTTCATCCAGCGGCGGAGTATCAAACGCTTCCGTGCCAACCAGTGCAGATAATGCTTATTTTGATTCCAATTCATTTACTGCCGCGAGTCAATCTTTTACCTGCGATGCCTCCTGTAACTGTTTGGATTGCATCTGGACGGGAGCTACTAATTCGCCAACATATAACAATTCTGCACAGATCCTTGCTATTGCCGGTAACCTTACTACGATCGCCGCCATGACCTGGACATCGACCGGCGCCATACAGTTTACCGGCGCATCTAAAACTTTCACCACTAACGGCCTCGGATTTTCTAACGACTCTTTGTACGATTACGGCAGTTTAACGCTGGCAGGTGCAATCGCTACCTGCTATCAATTTGTCGTCACAACGGGCTGCACGTTCGCCTCAGGCGGCTATGCCATCACTTGCGCAGGCAACGGATTCCAGATCAAAGGCACCGGCACAACTGTCACGCTTGGAGCTTCAACCATCACGACTAACTTCTGGGACGCAGAAGCAACCGCCGTGACATCATTCAGCGGCGCATCATCGACAATTATCTGTTCCGGCAATTTCACGAATACACCTAATCTGACTTACGGGATAGTAAATATCACCGGCGCAACCTGCACGATAACAGGGTCAGGGACTTTCGGAACGTTCGCCACCGTTGCTGCCACCACGCAGACGATCACATTTACCGATGGCACAACACAAACCTGTAACACCGCAGCCAATATCCAGTTAAGCGGAAACGCAAGCCATCAACATACACTCAACGGTTCAAGTACCGCCGGGTGGAATATATCATGCTCATCCGGCACCGTTTCTGTCAGTTATTGCACGATCAGCTATTCGACCGGTACCGGCGGCGCCACATGGAACGCATTTTTATCCAATGGCAATACCAACGGCAGCAATAACCATAACTGGAATTTTTCGTCTACTTATAATCAAACTTTTATAGCTAAGGTAGGCATTAAACCGATCTATTCACGCTCCGTCACGAATAACAGGGCTCGGACTGATAAGGTTGGCATCAAGGCGATAGCTTCCCGTTCAGTTACCGCCAATAGATCAGTCACCGATAAAGTGGGGTTAAAATTTTCCGGTTCGCGTTTAAGAATCGTCACGCGCTCCATCGTAAGCAAAGTCGGCATTAAATTCTCAGGTTCACGATCAGCAACCAATAACCGGAGCCTCACGGTAAAATCAGGTATCAAGTTCTCCGGCAGCCGTTCGCAAGCGCTGGGACGCTCAAAAACAGTTAAGGTCGGGATAAAGCCGATAATCACCCGTACCGTGACAAATGCCCGTTCCCTGCTCACTAAAATAGGGATCAAACCCATTTCCAGCAGGACGGTAACAAATGTCCGTTCCCGGACAGTCAAAGTCGGACTGAAACCTATTGTATCCCGCAGCGCAACCTATAACCGGAGCCAAACGGATAAGCTCGGTTTAAAGTTCATTGGTTCAAGAGCTTTAAACTATTCCCGCTCAGTTATCGGTAAAGTCGGGCTAAAATTCACCGGCAGCAGGGTTGTCACTAGCGCCAGGGTCTTTGTCAACAAAGTCGGTTTGAAGTTCTCAGGTGCGTATCAGAAGATAACCGGCGGCACGGTCTACAACCGGAGCTTCCTTGTCAAGGTGGGGATAAAGCCGATCTATTCCCGGACTGTAACCAATAACCGGAATCAAACCGTAAAAGTCGGGCTCAAACCGATAGTAACCAGGCAGACAACCTCGCAGCGAAATATCACCGATAAAGTGGGGTTGAAAGCCTCAGGCTCACGTTCTGCAACCCTATCCCGAAACGCCACGGCAAAGGTAGGGATTAAGTTCAGCGGCAGCCGGACGCTAACCGTCCTTCGCTCAGTGACCGTGAAGACGGGCATTAAGGCGATTTATAGTAAATCCCAAACCGTCAGCAGGGCAATCGTCAATAAGATCGGTATCAAAGAATTTGGCAGCAGGAGTGTAACCAATAACCGCAGCGTCATCGATAAAGTCGGCCTTAAATTCTCAGGGAACCGGGTTGTCACCAATACCAGGGTTTTCGTCTCCAAAGTGGGATTGAAGTGGAACGGCTTTTACCTGTGGACGCAGCACGGCGGGATAATATATAACCGCGCCTTTACCGCTAAGGTGGGGATGAAGGTTACAGGTTCCCGCTATGTAAACTATAGCCGCTCCATCGTAACAATGCTGGGAATCCGCGTGAACGGTTATTGGATGCCCAGCTGGCTGACTAAAATTATCTCTTCATTCTCCACGGAAATTAAAGGAAATTCAAACATGGCAACGGAGCTGTTGATAACTTCCAGTTTCACACAGGAAATTCAAGTTGCTTCTATTTTAGCTCCTGATATCTTTAGCGCATCGTCATTGACCGCAGAACTCGTGATAAATTCTACCCTGTCGGCTGAACTGAATATAATGTCAAACATAATCGAGGCTTAATATGATATTTCAAAATCCGGAAACAGTGATTTGCAGCATAAGTTTAACCCGTACCGATACCGGTGCGCCGATTGACCCCAGCACTTCAATCAAGATCACCATCACTGATCCAACCGGCACGTCGGTCGTTAATGCAGTGGCGATGACAAAAGATTCAACCGGCCAATATCATTATGATTTCAATCCTAATCAGGCGGTACCGGGTAATTACAAAGTGGTGTATACCGCTGTTAACGGGTTAAGAACAACTGTGCAGAATGACAACTTCATTTTGGAGTAACGGAACATGGCTTTAAAATTAATTACAGGGCCTGCCGTCGAACCGGTCTCTATCGATGACGCCAAAACCCATCTGCGTGTTGATTACAGCGATCAGGATGCGGAAATTACCAGACTGATATCTACCGCCCGCACTATCTGTGAGATGTACCAGCACAAGGCATACATCAACCAGACCTGGCAGCTGACGCTGGACAGTTTCCCGGACGGACGCCCGCCGTCATCGCTATACGCGTTGTATTCCCACGCGCCGGTCAGCTATCAGGATTTCAAAGACCACATCGTCATTCCGATATCGCCACTGGTGACGGTCAACAGCGTCAAGTATTACATTACGGATAACACCGAAACAATAATGACACCAGGGACAGCGTATTTTGTAGATAACCAGAATGAGCCCGGTCGGATCGCATTGCCGTACATGATCCCCTGGCCGATGGTGATATTAAGGCCGGAGAACGGCGTGATCATCAATTTCACGTCAGGCTACGGCACCAATGCCACAACGGTACCGTCGGAAGTTATTTCCGCCATACTCTTACTGGTTTCGCATCTTTACGAACACCGCGAGGCCACGGCCACCCAGGTATTGAACGAAATGCCGTTCGGAGTGCAATCGCTGCTGGATATGGACAGGAGATTCTAATACCACGAGTCTCACGCCTCCTGGCATCTCTGTGTTTTAGTTGAATATCTTAAAAAGGAAAACACTTTTATGGCTGATGTGATGCTGGGGGTGAAAGCGGCGGATCTGCACCATCGTATGACGTTTCAACAGAATACCAATGTGGTGAACACCATGGGCGAGACGGTGGCCACCTGGGTTGATTTTGTGACGCTGTGGTCCGGCATCGAACCGCTGACCGGCAAGAGGTTCTGGGAAGCGAAGGAAGCGCAGGCGGAGGTGGACGGCATTATCCATACCCGCTGGTACCCGGGGATCACGGCGGCCATGCGCATCAAGTTCGGGACCCGGATATTCAAAATCCAGGCGCTGATCAACGTGGATGAGCGCAACCGCGAGTGGTTTATTTACTACCACGAATTACAACCGTAGGGGTGTTTTGATGGCCGACAGCATATACCTGACAGGACTGGATCAGCTGGAAGCGAGTACAAATAAGATTCTCAAGGACCTGACCAGCGATAAAACCAAGCTGTTGTTGACCAATGCCCAGCTGGTGAGAGATCGGATTAAAGAAAAGGCCCCCCTCGGACCCTCTACCGATAAAAAGCCCGGCAGTCTGAAAGCCGCTGCTTATGCCGCGGCGCTCCCGGAAACTACCACAAGGCAGACCGTGGCCTTTGCCGGTATCAGGCCGCGTAAAGCTCCCCACGCTCACCTTGTGGAATTCGGCCACGGTGGCCCGCATCCGGCGCCGCCGCATCCGTTCGTCCGTCCGTCCTGGGACGAACTCCATGATACGGTCAGGAACAATATCGCCGAGGGGCTGGGGAAGACAATCGAAGGGGCAGTATAGTGATCATCGAGCAAGCCATCCAAAATCAACTGCTGAACAATGCCGGAGTAGCCGCCCTGGTGGGGACGAACATCTTTTACGATGGCACGGTCCCGCAGGATACGGCAGCTCCTTATATTAACCTGGCGAAGATATCGGCGCCGCGGGATTACACCCATGACGGCGCCAGCGGCCTGGTGGATAGCCGGTTTCAGTTCTCCATCTTCTCTACGCAATATACCCAGAATAAACTGATCGCGGCGGCCATTGCCGGGGCGCTCTCCGGGTTCCGGGGAGTGATGGGCGGCGCCGGCGGCGTGACGGTGGGGCGTTGTTTCTACGAAGACGAAACCGATCTGGGGAAAGAACCGCAGACGCTCTTTTATCACCTGGCGGTAGATTACAAAATTGGGTACAACGAATGAAATGTGAAAATTGCCACGGCAGCGGAAAAATAATGGTCAAAAAGCCCATTTCCATGACCGAAATGGGCGAAGTGGAAGAGAACTGTCCGCAATGTGACGGTACCGGCCAGATCTGGGAAGATTATTCGCCGCTGGTGGTAGAACGACTGGATAGAATCATCGAACAAAATACGGAAATCATTGAGATACTAACAAAAATCGCCACGAAATAAACAACAATATCGCTGAATTTGCAAGGATAAGCCCTTCGAAAACGAGGGGCTTTTTTATTTGAATAAAATCGGAGGTAAATAAATGCCAGTAACAAGTGGAATCTCAGGTTTCGGAACGACTCTTTCCTGGAACGGAACCGCACTCGCCGAACTGAAGAAGATCGGCGGCCCTAAAATCAGTGTCAGTACCATCCCTATGACAAACCATGGCTCACCGAGCGGTTTTGCGGAGTTCGTGGGCGGCGTAGGTGACGGAGGTGAGGTATCGATCAGCGGCAACCTGATCGCGGGCGACACCGCGGGCGCAAACGCCATGATCACGGATATGATCGCCAAGACAATTCGGGCGGTGGTTATCACCGGCCCCGGCAGCCTGTTCACCTGGTCTTTCAATGCCCTGTGCACGGGATATGAACCGACGCTGGACTTTGACGCCAACCTTTCCTTCACGGCCACCTTCAAAGTCACCGGCGTGCCGACCTTCGGCTACACATCGGCGCCGCAGCTCACGGCGTTATCCATTACCACCACGCCGACCACGCTCTTCCCGACCTTTGCGGCCGGAACCTACATCTACCAGGTGCAGACCAGCGGCACATCGTTCACCGTCACCCCGACCTGCGCCACGGCGGACAACATCACGGTCAACGGTTCAACGGTAGTCAGCGGCAACGCCTCCAGCGCCATCGCCATCGCTGGTGTGGGAACGATCGTCACCGTAACAATTGTTTGTATCAAAGCCGGTATGATCAACCGGACCTACACCATCACGGTCACAAAGACTTCATAAATAGTCTTTCAAAGTGAGACAAGGGGCGGGGACTGTAAACCCGCCCCTTTTTTTCTCAAGGAATAAAAAGGAGTAATCATGTCAAAAATTAACCCGGCGGTTACTATTTTTCTGGACAAAGAACGCCACCTCAGAATGACGATGAATGCCATGGTCGACTTTGAAGAAATGACCGGCCAAAAACTGACTGATCCAAAAACTATTGAATCCTTCAGTTCGAACATGGACATTAAACATTTAAGGGCGTTGCTCTGGGCGCTTCTGCGGCATGAGGACAAAACACTCACCGTTGAGCAGGTCGGCGATCTCATTGAAATCCAGAATATGACAGAATTATCGACTGCCATTGCCGCAGCATGGGGAAACGCCGTACCGGAGGCGCCGAAAGATGCCGCCCCTTTAGCGACGCCGCCCCTGAGTGGAACTGGTTAGAGATCTGGAGTTTCGCGCGTGAATGTCTGGGACTGGAGAACGCCGAATTCTGGAACTTAACCATGGCGCAATTTGACGCGCTGGCGAAACGCTACCGGGACATACAGGAACGACTGGACTTCCGTACCGGTTTGATCTGTTCCGTGATTGCCAACTGTAATCGCACGTCAAACAGTAAAACCTTCGAACCGCAGGACTTCATGCCGAAAAAACGTGAAGAAGTAACCGTGGCACAAAGTCCGGACGCCATGCTAAAGAGATTAATGATGCTCAACGCCGCGACCGGCGGCAAGATAATAGAACTCAACCCTTAAAGGAGTAATTCCATGGCTGGAGAAATCGCTAAATTATTTGTAACTTTGGGTATTAATGACTCCGGCCTGCAGACAGGTTTAAAGAATCTGCAGAAAAACATGACCGCCGTCGGCAAAGAGATGACCGTTATCGGCACCACAATCACTGCAGCCATGGGCGCGGCTGTTTACAGTTTTACCAAGGCCGGCGCCGCTATTAACGATATGAGCAAAAAAACCGGCATGTCCACCGAGACATTGTCGGCCTTGAAGTTCGCGGCGGATTCCACCGGCAGTTCTATCGAAGGATTGGAAATAGCAGTCAAACTGATGTCCAAGGGTATCGGTGAAGGAATGCTCACCGGCAAAGGTCAATTCGTTGACGCCATGAAAGCGATCGGGCTTTCCATGGATGACCTGATCGGCAAAAACCCTGATCAGCAATTCATGTTGATTGCGCGGGCCTTATCCAATGTCCATAATCCCGCAATGCAGGCGGATATGGCGCTGAAAATCTTCGGCCGCAGCGGCACGGATATGCTGCCGATGCTGGCGGACGGCGCTGATGGTCTGGATAAACTGATGCAAAAAGCCAAGGATCTGGGCGTGGTATTCAGCAAGGACGGCGCCGAAAGCGCTGAAACACTCAGCCGGGCATTGGCTTCCGTCAAAGCATCCGTGCAGGGACTGGCTAATGAAATTGGTTCAACCTTGGCGCCTGTTATCACTGATGCGGTAGCGAATATCACAAATATTATCAAAAGTATTACCGATTGGGCAAAGGCACATCCCGAACTGGCTAAAAACCTTACAATCATCACGGCTGGCGTAGGTGCTTTGCTGGCGCAGTTAGGTCCGCTATTGATTACACTCCCGTTACTTGCCGCTGGGTTTCAAATCTTGTTGGGGCCGGCAGGCTGGGTCATTCTGGCTATTGAAGCCCTGGCCGCTGCCGCCATCTTTCTCATTTTGAACTGGGCAAAAGTTAAACTGTTTTTCTCTGATCTCTGGGACTTGATCAAAGTCATCTTCGCCAATGCTGTGAAGTTTATCTCCAACACCGTCCTCCTTCCCTTCATTGAATTCTACGGGAAAATATTCGGAACTTTGGCGGAAGGCATCGGTAAAATCGTCGGTATTTTCAATAAGGATCTGGGCAAGTCCATCGAAGATTTTGGCAGCAAGATGGTCAACGCCCGGCAGGAGATCAATAAATGGTCTGACGCGATCGTTGACAGCTCACGGGATGCCGTCACTGCAAGGCAAATGCAATTCGATCTGGCAAATGCCGCCAAAGAATCCGCGGATAAAATGACGACCAACGTCAAGAACTATACCGCGACTGCCAAACAATCTGCGTCTTCGCTGGCTGACGTCCAGATCGCCGCGATCAATAAGGCGCTGACTGCCGCGCAGACATCCCACGACCAGAAAATGAAAGACCTCCAGTCAGAATATGACGCCACGGTCAAGAACATCGATGCTTCCATGGGAATTATTCTCAGCGGCATGGATAACCAGATTACGGCGATTGAGAAACAAAAACAGGCCAACGCCGACGCCATTACTGAACGTCAAAATCAAGAAAAAATAGCCACTCTGACAAGCCAGATAAACGCCGAAAAAGATGTCGACCGGAAAAAGGAGCTGCAAAAAGAACTGGATGATTTTCTGCAGCAGATCGCCGACGATAAAGTCGCGCGGGAACTGGACGATCAGATAATAACCCTCCGTGCCGCGCAGGACAATGTCAGACAGTCAGCAACTGATGCAAAGACTGCCGCTGAAAACAAATTGAATGACGCCAAGACAGCAGCCGATACTGAGCTGAAGGATTTTCAGGATAGTGAAAACGCGAAGATAACACAAATAAATACGACACTGAATGCAACCCTCGCCGCTTATGATGCGGACGAGAAAGCGTTTAACACACTCCTGGCGGACAAAACCAAATCAATGGAAGAATATGTTGCAGCATATAATACTTTGGTCGGGCAAATGGTCTCCAGCGGATCTATCCCCGCGCCTGCACCTTCCACGCCCGGCGGATCAATGTTTACTCCGCCGTTTATTAACGCGTATCCTTCACCCGGTAAAAGCATCGGATTAAATCCAGTCCCGATCCCGAAAATGGCCCTCGGCGGCATCGCCATGTCGCCCATGGCGGCGATCATCGGGGAACGGGGACCGGAGGCCGTGATCCCGATGGATAAACTGGGGAACGGCGGCGCCGGCGGGCAGGTCAACCATATCACCATTCACGTCGCCGGGTCCGTCCGGACTGATCGCGAACTCCTGGCATTTGTCCATGAAGGTTTGCTGGTAGGCAACCGCAGTAACGCTCATTTGGGGTTTAGTTAAATGTCAACAGCTATAATCGCCGCCGCCAATTCAAATGCATCCTTCAAGGCCATAGCTACCGCTGTCTGTACCGGTGCTGACGACCAGAACGTTATTGGCGCCTATCTGACAACAGGCAACAATGTGCAATTGGGCCCGAGCAGTGATTATTATATCAGCGCATCCGGCTATATCAATATGCGTTCAAATTGTCGCCTTTATGGGACCGACAATACCACCATCGTTCATCTGGCAAATTCCTGCATCTACATTGTCAATGTCAATAATGTCGAAGTCGATCATATGCAAATTCAAGGTACTGCACCATTCAGCGGCCCCATCTTTATCAGCAATAATGCAGGCACTCCTGTCAGCGGGTTCAAGATCCACGATATCCTGGATAATACTGTCACAGGTGGAGTTCAGACTACAGTACAGATTTACTCGAATAACGCGCTCGTTTCCAACATCGTTTTATCGCGGATTGACAATCTCAACTCGCCGGGCTTCGGGGTTTTCTTTGCCGGTGAAGGCGCGGGGCAAAGTATCTCGAATGTAGTTGTTTATAAATGCACTGCGGAATACGCGGGCGTTTACAATACCAGTAATGCCTGGGCGACCGGCTTCGATTTTGCCGAGACTACAGGCTTGACCGTCAGTCATCTATACGTGATTAACTGCAACGCGTCGTATTCTTTAGAATCGAACTTCCATTTCGAGGACGCTCCGACAAAAATCGATGTGATACTCACTGGTAACACAGCGACATACGGCGGCCAAAAGCCGTCAAACTTCAATAACGGCGACGGTTCTTACGGTGTGATATTCGGGTACGGTTTTGTGAGTTTGACCGGGGACGTTATCTTCTGCAATAACTTCGGGTCCAACAACCTCAACGGCGACCTGAGGACAGCAGCCGGGGTATTCAGTCCTCCCATCACGCAAGTTACCCCGCCCGGCTCGACCAAAACCGCGACCCCCGTCAATCAGGCAAATTGCAGCGGCTGCATCGTGACAACGACCTCGGGCACTAAAACGCTCGTTTTATATTCCAACGACGGCAACCCGGTCAATCAGCAGATCTACCTGGGCGGCTACTACGCTTCTAATGACGGCAATTCCTACACTTTCAATGGCCAGAATGTGATTGCCAGTTTCACCGATTACATTGTCATGCAGTTGATCCAAACCGGCGCGCCTCCCACCGGCGGCGGTAATTTCGGCAACAACGGCGCGGGCATGGGAAACGCAGGCGGACTGGACGGGTCTTATTTCTTTAGTTCCCCCGGTTATGCCGGTGTCAACGGCGCGATTGCCAGTATGAGCGTATTGGCAGATAATAGCGACGGCGCAAACGCCCATAATATTCAGCTCGGTCTTTACAGCGTATCCGGCGGTATCTATACGCTCGTTGCTCATACCGGGTCAATCAGCATCCCGGCCGGAGCCGCGAAACAATGGTTTGCCGGCAATACTACGACAACCCCCACACTCTCATCCGGCACAACGTATGTACTGCTGGTCCGCGCCGACAATGCCGCGATCGAGATCTATTACGATACGACCGTCGGTAAATCTTTGATGTGGGAAACCGTCCCGCCCGCCTGGGGTTCATGGGATGCGTCTTTCACCGGTCCAACGACAGGCACCTCGCCTTTCGAAATCGATATCTTCGCCACTGTCGCCGCTGCCGGTTTGGCAATCAATACCTCCATCGCCTCATCGGTCACAACAACCAGCGCCACGTTGAACGGCGCGGTGACCGCGACGGGCGGCGATAATCCGACCGTCACTGTTTACTGGGGCACGACGGACGGCGGCCAGGTGGCGGGGAACTGGCAGCACAATTCGGCGCCCACATCACCCACCCAGCCGCAGGGCGCAGTCTCTTTCTATTTGAACATCGCCGGTCTCAATCCCAATACCCAGTATTATTTTAATGTTAAGGCCACCAATTCCGGCGGCACGGCCTGGGGCACGTCGGCAACCTTTACCACCACGGCGATCGCCGCGCCTTCCGTGACTATCTCCGCCCCGTCATCCATCACCGCGCATACTGCCACGTTGAACGGCGCCGTGACTGCTCCGGGCGGCGATAATCCCTCCGTTACTTTTTACTGGGGAACAACTGACGGAGGACAGGTACCCGGGAACTGGCAGCACAGCTCGGCGCCCACATCACCTTCCCAGCCGCAGGGGGCCGGTGCCTGTTATCTGAATGTGACCGGTTTAAGTCCCAATACTGTGTATTATTGTAACCTCAAAGCGACAAATTCAGGCGGTACATCATGGGGAGTTTAAGTTTTACGACCGCAGTTACTACTCCGCCCGTCGTTGTTACGGCGGCGGCATCGTTAATCAATACCACCGGCGCTACGCTTAACGGCAATCTGACCGGGCTGGGTTCGGCCTTAAGCGTGGCTGTATCGTTCCAGTATGGGTTGACCACGGCCTACGGTTCAACCGTCACGGCTTCGGGATCGCCCTTATCCGCAACCGGTATATTTTCTACCGGAATCAGCGGACTTAACGCGAATACCCTTTATCATTTCAGGACCGTTGCTGTCGGCGATAGTACAGTTTACGGCGCGGATCAGAGCTTTACCACGAATGCCGCGCAAAATTCCAAAGCCGTGTTTTCCTGTCGTATTGCTTTTACTTCAGGATTGTACGATGCCTCTCCGGTGTGGACGGACGTCAGCGCGGATCTCATTTCCTATTCCGTCGGCCGCAGCCGCCAGAACCAATTAGATCGGTTTGAGGCAGGCACGGCCAGCATGTTGCTCAAGAACCCGAACGGCAATTATACGGCAAAGAATACCGGCGGAGCTTATTATCCCAATGTCGACATCCGTAAGAAAATCAATATCCAGGCAACCTACAACGGAATCACTTACGACCGCTATACGGGCTTTATCAGACTGTGGAATCCCGTCTACATGGAAGAAAATGGCGAGCAGGTACCTGCCGTCCAAGTGGAATGCACCGACGGTTTAAGAAATCTTTCCGTCGCCAAGCTCAATAATGCCGGTTATCCCCAGGAACTGGGGGGCGCACGGATCAACCATGTATTAGATAGCGTGGGTTGGCCCGCAGCGCAGCGTTCTATCGCTCCGGGGCAATATCAGATGGCTGCCACTGGCGCCATCGCTAATGTGAACGCATTAGACCACATGGAAGATGTGGAGGATTCGGAGCAGGCTTTATTGTGGATCCGCGGCGATGGTTATATCGTCTACCAGGATTTGATGACCCGCGTTACGGCGCCGTATACAACTTCCAACGCCATCTTCGGCGACGGCCATCTTCCGATATTCACGCCGCAAATGCCGCTGGATGACGACCTTCTTTACAATGACATTCGTTTAACGCGCACCGGCGGGACCGAGCAGGCATTCCAGAATACCGCCAGCATCAATTCTTATGGACTCTCTTCTTACACCAAAGGCGGCAAATTATTAACTTCCGACGATGATGTCGCCGCGATTGCCGGTTACCTGATGATGCGCTTCTTCAAACCGATCGTCCGGTTCAAGCAAATGACTGTCAAGCCGAATTACACCGGTTATGAGTCGCAGCTCTGGCCCCAGGCGCTGGGTAGAGAGATATCGGACCGCATCTCAGTCGTCCGTAACGATCAGAATATCAACGGGGATTATTTTATCGAAGGCATTGCCGAAAACTGGGATTATCGCACGCAGGATTTCAGTATAGACTGGATGCTTTCCGATGTGGTCACAGTCCGGGTACCCACAGTGCAAACGGATACTTTGCTTCCGAATGGCGCCGGTTCAGTTACGCAACTGGCTCCCACCGGATTCCCAAATAACTGGCAATGCGTACTCTACCAGAACGACAACGCATTTGTCAGTATTTATGGCGGCAGTGGAGAAGATTCTTACGCCCTGACTGACGTGGGCCCGATGGGGTACATTTTCAGGGTCAAAATTCATTCGTATTGCCAGGAAAATTATATCAATGGTGACCATGGATCCGCTGCCCTGTTCATCACGATCGCCGGTGTAACTTATAGCGTTGCGCATCCGTCCCCTGGCGGCATGGTGACTTACGTAGACTCGTTCAATCTGCCACCGGGGATCACGCAGGCGCAAATCAATGCTGCAGAATTGGGCATTATATTATCCTCGACCTACAACAGCCTGTATCAATACAACGGCCAGGTTTGTTTCTATCTGTGGGTCGAAATAACCTCATTCCCCAACTGGCCGTAAAAGGAGCCGCGATGCAGCAAATTGAAATATCGTTAATCGAAAAGATATTGGAGTGGGTGAAAAATATGTGCTTGAAATGGTTTAAGAAACAACCGCCGGTAACTTCCCCCAGTCCCCCGGTGACTACCCCGCCGGTCGTTGCGCCGCCAGCTCCCGCGCCCCTGAAACTCTTGCATCCGGAAGAACCCCGTAATTCAGCCGCAACGCTGGATAGCACATCGATATCTGACGTTTTATGCCAATGGTTTACGCTTTGGAATGTGCCGGCAGAAAATCAGGAATACTTTCGCACTGCGATTGTCATTACATTAGTAAATCCCCTGATGGTTCCGGACGGGCCGGGAGCGGTAAAAGAAGTGCCCGCCGATTCTTATGCGGTCGGCAACGTGCGGCACCTGGATGTCGAACCTGCTTGGTTAAACCCCGGGGTAATTGCGCATGAGCAAGCGCACAACAGCTATGCGCTTTTGACGAATGACCAGAAGGCGGCCTTTACCGCGGCATTTGACAGCCTGAAAAACACGGACCCGAAACTTGTTTACCTATGGAGTGTTAATAATTACGGTCTCAGCTCGGATGTTGAAGGCCACGCGGAAACATACCGATACTGGGGCTCGGAAATGCCGCCTGAATTAATTAGCTATTACCCGAAACTTTTCTGAGGTGTAGGATGACTGAAAATATAACCGATATCAGACCCGGCGATATCATCCTCTGGAAAGGCGGCGGCTGGTTCACTGATATTCTCTCCGGTATCCTCGCGTTGAAAGACAAATCCTGGCGGGTGCGTACCTGGAGGCCATGGCACACCGGCTTCGTGGTTAAGCAATTAGACACTGGGGAGATCGTCACGTTTCAGGCGGTTAATTTATTCACCGGCGTTTGCGCGGTTACCTATGAGACGAAGTTGGACATGGGTGATTGTAAAATCTACCACTGGTTAAACAACCCGGATCCGGCGCGCCTTGAGCAGTACGTCCTCCAGTGCAACGGCTGGCCGTATGACGTTTGGGCGTACTTTTTTGTAGTAATCACAGTTCTATTCAACCAGCACTGGGCAATCTCAGACAAGAAGCTAATGTGTTGGGAGAATACCTCAAACTTCTGCCGGTTCATGGGCAAAGAACTCCAACCCTGTTATGAAGAACCTCTGATCAGTAAAATGATTAACGCACTGGAGAGTAAAACATGACACCTGATGAAATCTCCGAGGGGTTAGAATTTGACCAGCAATTAAAAGAGATCCTTTATCAGCCGGATGGTGTTACTCCGAAACCCACCGGATTAATCGACCTGGTGCAATTCGTAGCCAAGGAAACGCGGTATACCCGGAAAACGGTAGACTCACAAAGGCTAGAACTTGCCAAGTTGCTGGATGAACACAAAAAGCGGATTGTCGCGGGGCTGCCTTGCAACAATGGCGAACCATGCGACCTGTCAGACGAAAAACAATCGTCAGGATTTTTAAAGATTATCCCCCAAGATGCGCTGATCAAGATACTTTTCAGTACGATCGGAGTTGGCGGCGCGCTCATATTAGTATTTGGCCTGATTTTATTGAAGAAGTATGGAATACTTTAATGAACAACGACTTTCACAAAGGCCAATTCTGCATTCACAAGTTAGGATTATGGTGCAGTGAAGGGTTTTGCTCAGATTGTGAAATAGCCCGCGCCATTGAAAGGATCGTGAAGAAACATCGGCGGTTATGTCGCAAGAAATAAATATAACAAAATTGTGATAATTATCCTCCGCTCGAAGTGAACTTGCTTCGAGCGGGGTCTTTTTCTTTTTATACTCAGCACACTTCACAGTTTAAGCCGGTCGACGGGTGAGGCATTCTGGTGCACTTTCCGCATCAGTTTTATATCCACGCTGTTTCTGACGTATCTGTTGACCATCTTTTGCGTTGAATGCCCCAGTAATGTTTGGAGGGTGGCCTTATCGCCGCCGTTTTCGAGGTAATTCTCCGCGGCGAAGTGGCGGAACATGTGCGGTCCCACTTTAACACCGGTTAATCCCGCCAGCCGGATCAGCCTTCGGATCATGATTTGTATGCCGTAACGGCCCATTTGACGCCGTTCTTCAGTCAGCCAGAGCCCCGGCAGCTGGTCTTCACTCCGAAATATTGTTTTGTATTTAAGTAACGCTTTTTGCGCAGTCTTTCCCAGCGGCACAATACGTTCTTTGCCGCCTTTACCGAATACCTTTATCAGATCGTAATCCTTATTGATGTCCTTTAATTGGATCCCGGCCATTTCTGCCAGTCGGATCCCGGTGTCCATGAAGATTAGCAGGATAACGCGGTTGCGGATGCCCAAGTAAGTACTCGCGGGGCAAAGGGCCAGCATGCGGTAGACATCTTCATGGGTGGGGGCTTGGGGGATGACGATCGTCATTTTCGGCGGTTTCATCCCGGCCATCGGAGAAGAATCCGGCGGCAGGATCCGTTCGGCGATCAGCTTGTTGAAAAACCCCCGCAGCGCGCGGAAATAAGCATCGACGGTGGAAGGAACGATACCTTTGTTTTTCAATTGCACCAGGAAAAGACGAACCTCCGTGTTGGTAACTTCATCCAGGTGCAGGTTGTAAGCGGCCGCCATTTTCAAAAACGCGCCGATGCGTTGCCGATAAGTGGAGATAGTCAGCGGTGAAACTTCTTCGCTGTCCAGGATGCTCAGATAAAGCTCTAAAATGTGGTCAAAATGCGCAGGACTGAGGTCTACCTTGGGCTTGGTGCGAGGCTGGGGAGATGCAGCAGGACTGAGGTCTAAAACCATATTTATTGCCGCAATTAACGATAAAAAGTGGTGTTTTAGCTACGTGGTGGGCGATTCAAGATTCGAACTTGAGACCCCAGTCTTATCAGGACTGTGCTCTAACCAGCTGAGCTAATCGCCCACAGACTCTTATTTTACGATATAACGGATGGCTAAATCAAGCTAAA